GCCGCCTTTGCTGCTTTGGTGAGATCGTCGGGATCGTAGTGCTTGGCGGCGAAGTGGGCGGCGACGTCCACGCGGGACGACGGGACAGTTTCGGTGTCGAGGTAGGTGATCATGCTGGTCGCACCACGCGAAGAGCGCCGGTGCGCTCGAGTTTTTTGCCAAAAAGGTCGGTGATTCGGTCGATCTGCGGCAACGACGGACAGCGCGCCTCTGTCTCCCACGACGACACCGCAGCCGAAGTGCATCCGATGTGCTCTGCCACGTCTGCTTGTGTCCTCTCCGAGGAAAGGCGAAGCGCCCGGAGGCGCTCCCCGTCGAGTTCGATCCGTGTGCCGTCTCGTCGTTGCCACACGATCATGGCGTCGGCTTCCGGCTGGCGAGGAAGCCAGGCGGCGCCTTTGCTGCGACGGGCTTGCTTGCTACCGCTGGTGCAGGCTGGCGAGCACTGTTTGATGGGTCGCGACGGCTGACCTTGTTCTTGGCTGCAAAGTCTCCTTTGGCTGCCTCCGTCGTCACTGCACCGATGCACTCAAGCCCAACGATGGGAGTCAGAGAAGCACCACCAACGCCGTAGGCTTGCATCAAGCGCTTGATGTCCGCACGACCACGCGCCATCACGTCGGGCTTCTCATGCGTGACAATGTAGCGGCTCCACACCTTGCGCCCAGCGCCGGGTCCGTCGGCAACGGTTTCTTCGATGTGCGCCATGACGGTGCTGGGATTGTTCTTCGACGGCTCCACACGGGCCGACGTGCAGATCAACGGATACCGTCCGTCCGCAAGCAAGGCAAAGTCTGGCGCTTCCACCTCGTCAGAATTAAAGCCGAGTGCGCCAAGGTCGCCGTCGTCATTGCCGCTGTTCCAATCGCTCATTGCATTCTCGTTGTCTGTGACGGGCGCCTATCCCCGCGTAAGGCTGGACCGGATGCGCTCCGGTGGGCTGATTGTCAGGCTTTGATCTTGGCCACGATGGCTCCGAGGTCCGCCACCTCAAGAGAGTCAAGTCGCCCGCTTCGATCCTTGGCGACGCTCTTTCCATCGGTGCTTGTCATCAGATAGCGGGCCGACACCTTGCAGCCTCTGCCGTCGTCTTCGTCGATAACGATCATGCGAAAAACCTCATCAAACAGATACGGAATCCCCTCGCCAAGTTTGCTGCCTGGCATGCCGATACCGTAGGACACGCGTCCCGTGGCTTCGTCCTTGTTGGTGTGCAACTTGGCCGAGAAGTAGACGCCGCAGGCGAGGTCGCGAAAGGCTCGCATGATCTTGATCATCTCGTCTTGCAGGGCGCCGTAGGCTTGGCGAGGGTCTTTGGTCTTGGCTTTCTCTGCAGACAGCACCACCTCTGCAATCTCTGAGACGCTGTCGAGGATCACCCAGTCGTAACCATGGTCGCCGTTGCGCAACTCTGCGTAGACAGCACGCAAAGCATCAATGCTGTTGACCTCGACGACATCGGCATCAAGGTCTGCTCCAGCCAACGACAGCAAGCCTGATTCCGACGACAGAATCAACAGCTTGCCCTGAAGCGACGCTATCAGCGTCGTCTTCCCAACGCCGCTACCACCGTAGACAATGATCTTTGGCGCGCGCGCATCAATGGCGTCCTTCAGGCTTTTCTTCGCAATCACGTTTCACCTCTTGTGATCGGGAACCTAAGCGCCTGCTGCCATCGTGTCAACAAAGAAAGTTGAATCCGCCGACAAACCGCGCTAGGGTGCGCTCATGAAACTTCGTGGATACCAAAGAGAAGCCGTCGACGCCGTGATCGCCTATTGGGAAAAAGGTGGGCTTCACCCACTTGTCGAGATCCCGACTGGGGGTGGGAAAACTGCCGTGATCGCTGAAATGTGTAGGTTTGTCGCTCAAGATTGTGGTGGTCGCGTGATCGTCTGCTCTCACAGAGCAGAGTTGCTGGACCAAAATGCCGCCGCAGTGCGTCGCATGTGGCCTGATGCACCCATGGCCATCTGGTCCGCCAGTCTGAAGAAGCGCGGGGTTGCGGCGATCACTGTCTGTGGTGTCCAGACCGTGGCCAAGAAAGCAGAGCAACTCGGCAACGTTGACGTGCTGATCGTCGACGAGGCGCACCTCATTCCGCCAGAGGGGGATGGCCAATACCAGACACTCATTAAGGGCTTGCGGGCCATCAATCCAGGGCTGCGGATCTTTGGTTTGACAGCCACACCTCATCGTCTCGGGCAGGGCTACCTCACTCAAGGGGAGGGCGCGCTGTTCACGAGCATCGTCTACCGCTGCGACGTCGCCCGGTTGATCGCTGACGGCTTCCTGTCACCTCTCGTCACCGGCGCCGTGTCGACACAGATTGACGTGTCACAGGTAGCCACGCGGATGGGCGAGTTTGCCGCGCGAGACCTCGAGCTTGCCGCCGACATCGACGAGGTGACAGAGAGTGTGGCGGACGATGTCCACGAGGCGCTACAGGCTGGCCGGACGTCGGCGCTGTTGTTCGGCTGCTCCGTCGCCCACGCCAACCACCTAGCGGAAGCCGTGCGGGAACGTGGGCACTCCTGCGAGGTCATCACGGGCGAGACAGAACAGATGGTCCGTCAGTCCATCATCGGGCGCTTTCGTCGGCGCGAGTTGACCGCCCTCGCCTCCTGCGACGTGCTCACAACGGGTTTTGACGCTCCTGTCGTCGACGTGCTGGCGATCGTGAGGGCCACACAGTCGACATCGCTCTATCAGCAGATCGTGGGCCGTGGGATGCGCATCGCTGACGGCAAGACCTCGTGTGTGATCCTCGACTACGGCGGCAACGTGGCGCGCCACGGGCCTGTGGACGCGGTGCGGGTCAAAGAAGCACCCAAGGGCAAGGGCGACGGCGACGCGCCGGTCAAGATCTGTCCGGTCTGCCAAGCCCTGCAGCCGACGTCGGCGCGCGTGTGCTCCGAGTGTGACAGCGAGTTTCCGCCGCCAGAGAAGAAAGCGAACGCCCGCGCCAGCAACCTGCCGATCCTGTCTGGACCCGCTGCCAAGCCCGCCGCGACACGCCACGAGATCAGCGAGGTTCGGTTCGCCGTCCATCGCAAGAAAGGCACTGACACGTCGTCAATGCGCGTGGATTACCTGACCGACCTCGACGTGCTCGGGACGGTGTCGAGGTCAAAGGTCGCATCCGAGTGGGTGTGCATCGAACATGACGGGTTCGCCTTCACCAAGGCCACGGCATGGTGGAAAGCCAACGTCTCAGGCGTGGCCATGCCGGACACCGTGGCAGAGGCCGTCGACCTCTTGGAAGCGGGCTACGCTCGCCCTGTGGTGGCCATCAAGACGATCCCCGACGGCGACTACACCCGCGTTCTGTCCGTGGAGCACGGCACGCCTCGGGAACCAGGGGATGACGACGAGGCACCCGCGGCTCCGCCGTCGGTCGAATGGGGTGACGAAGAAATACCGTTCTGATATGCAGGGCATGAACCGCAGCACCCGAAAGGTGCTGCCAAGACCGGGCCGAAAGCCCAGAGGTAGGAAAATGAAGCAGCTTTCTAGCGCCTTTGTCGTCGTCGAAGAGACGCGCGACGTTACCGTGTGCGAGTACGTGACGCGGCTCATGGACACCGTCCACCGCTTTGCCATCGTCTGGGACAGCGACCACGACGAAAGAGTCGTCGAGGCGATCCACATCCTGATGGTCATGGGCCACATGGACTACGTCGACGCCATCGGCGAGCGTAGCGGGATGCTGACCCTGTGGACGACGTCAGAGCGACCGATCACCGAGCAGATCCACATCAGCAATGACCAATGGTCCGTGTTCCCGACGTGCGAAACCGGGTTCTATGACGACGTGCGCCGGGTCTTTGTCTGCGGCTTGCGTCCTTGGGCGATCGGTGGTGGACAATGAGCACGGTTGATCTCGCTCTCTCCCTCGCTGGCCAGGGCTGGGCCGTGTTCCCCATCGGAAAGAACAAGCGCCCGATCGTCGACGCATGGGATGCCGTCGCCACCAATGACGCTGACAAGGTGCGTGCGCTCTTCAAACCGTACCCGAGGTGTGCCGTCGGGATCTCCTGCGGGCGTGCGTCGGGTTTGTTCGTCATCGACGTCGACAGTCCGGACCCTGCGCACCAGATCCATGAGCGCATGGATCCAACGTTGACAGTCCAGACACCTCGAGGGGGCTTTCACTACTATTACGCCATGCCAGAGGGCACTGACGACGACGACGTGTTGCGCAACACCCAGAAGGTCAAGGAATGCCTCGGGTTTGGTGACGTCGACACGCGCGGGATCGGTGGCTACGTCGTTGGGCCGGGTTCCACGACATCGGCAGGAACCTATAAAGTGATCTGCGACGTTGAACCGGCGCCCATCCCAACGTGGGTGCTCGAGGCGATGCGGGCCTACAAGCGCCCGAAGGCACCAGCCCGACAGATCATGCCGTCCAGCGTCATGGACCCATCAAGGCGCCTCGAGCGTGCTCGGACTTACGTCGCCAAGATGCCGGGAGCCATCAGCGGCTCTGGCGGACACACCCAAGCCATGAAGGTAGCGCGGGCGTGCGCCACGGGGTTTGGGCTGTCCGAGTCAGAGATTCTCGAGGTCATGCGCGAGTGGTCGCAGCGGTGCTCCCCGCCGTGGTCTGATCGCGAGCTGCAGCACAAGGCCAAGGAAGCCGCCAACAAGCCAGACCCGAAGGGCAACAGCGCCGGTCACATGCTGGTGTCACGGTTCGATGACCCGCTCCACGGAATGCAGATCACCGGGCAGGAAAACGAGGGAGAGATCATCGACGCCGTCGACAACGCACCCGCTCGCCAGTTTGTCCGCATGCCAGAGCCTGACGACGACGCGCAATGGGCGTTGCTCGAGGAAGTGCGGGCGCTTGGCGGGCTTTGCGAGTCCTTCCCATCGTGGGTGCTGGATGGCGCCGACTACCCGCAACCCGGTCTGACCATCGGCGCGACGGTGGCGCTTGGGTCAGCTCTGGGAGCCCGCCGCTGGACCTATGACCGGGCGACCTCTGCACAGATCGTGTGCGCTGTGGCGCCAACCGCCAGCGGAAAGGGACGGCCACAGGGTGCGCTGTCGCAAGTCCTGCGGGATCTCTGGCCAGGATGCATCGGTGCAAATGATCTGTCCTCCACCGTCAGCACGATCACGCGCATCGAAGAAGCCACCAACTACGGGACCGGCCTGCTGTTGGTGTTGGATGAGTACGGACCGCGTCTCAAAGCCCTTTTCGACGCACGGTCAGGCCACCAGCGGGACATGCGGGCGCTGTTGCTGACCATGGCAACCATCGGGACCGGGTCCTACGTTGCGGCCACATCCGCCACCAGAGGCGGCAAGGACCGGACGATCACCGCCCCGGCGCTGTCGATCTTCGGCTCGAGCACGCCAGCGGCGCTTCACGATGCGATCGGGCAGATGGCCGTCGACGACGGTTTCATGGGTCGACACCTCTGGTGTGAGGGTCTCGAGGAGCTCCCCCGCCGCCAGCGGGCTGGACCTGGTAGCGGCGCTATCTCACCTGCTGTGCGTGACGCGGTAGCGGCTTGTCGGGCATCCCACGAGGCATGGCACAAGCGGCACCCAGAGCAGGGCGACGCCGCGACCGGGGCACTTCTGCGCATGTACGCCGCCGATGAGGTCGAAGACGCGGGTGGGTCTGCCCTGCTGGCGGACTACGCAGAGCACTGCGATGAGCGCCGTCGCGTCCCACAACAGGGCGACGTGCCCGCCGCGCTCCTTGGCCGGTGTGCGGAGCAGGCTACCCGCGTGGCGCTGTCTCTGGCCATCCTGCGCTGTCAGTGGCCAGCGTGGCCCGTGGTCACCGAGGCCGTTGTTGAGTGCGCCATCAGGATTGTCGAGGCCTCGAGTTGGACGATCGCCCGGTCGCTGCGGGACCACAAGGCGCCGCAGTGGGACGATGTCGCCGGGAAGATTGCCTACGTCGAGGCGGCGATCATGCGTTTGGCCGACAATGAGGGGTGGTGCTCACGGGCCGACCTCCTGCGAGCCTGCCGCCGCCTGGACTCCATGGGCTTGGACGAGGTGTGCAACCGACTGGCGCAAGAGAACCGCCTGGACGTCCGCAAGGTGGTCACAGGTGGTCGCCAAGCGATCAACTTGCGTCTGACGTCGCAGTAGGATACGGTTTGGCCACATAGCCCGGTCGTGGCGAAGTAGAATCTTGGTTCTGAAGATACTTCCTTCCCTCCAACCGGGTCTCCTTAAGGAAACACGTGTGTCACGTGCCCTACAAGGAAGGAACTATCTCTGATTTAACAATCAGATAGATAGTCTTTTTCTTTTTCCACCCACAGATCACCCCTCCCCACCTGATCCGGCATCCCAAAGCCGTTTCAGCAAAAAGCGCACACTGACGCTTGACATTCTTGTGGCTATGCGTAACAATGGGCGAAGAAACGGGAGACACAATGACCTTCGCCAGCCTGCTCAGCATCACCAACGACAACGGCATCCTTCGCGGCACCCTCGGATCACTCAAAAAGGCAGTCGCCGTGATGGGTTTCGACTGCGCCACCACCTACCGCGACGAAATGACATTCGTCACCGTCACCAGCGACGGCGCCATCGTCGCCCGCATGTGCGCCACCCACGGCGAGGCCGTCATGATGTGGACCTCGGTTTGAGCGCCAAGGACTACGAGAGCGCCGCAGAGATGCGGCGCCTCCGCCGGGAGGCTCCGGTAATCGGGTTCGTTGACCACCTTGGATACGTGGTCTGCCTTGGGTGTGTGTCGTCGCGAATGGCGTCTTCACCAGTCCACTACTGGAGCACCTACAGCAGCACACCGTGCGAGAAGTGCGGGCAGGCGCTCAAGCCAGGTCGACCGGCTTTTGGTGCAGATGCACAAGGACCTCACCACAACCACAAAGGACACCCCATGACGCCACCACCCGCCCCCAAACCCCCCACAACGCGCCGCAAGGGCCTGGGCGACACAACCCTGCTGCACCTGCGCCTCACAGCCCACAAGCCGACTGGCTGCGCTCCACGGCGTCCCGAGAAAGCATCTCCATCGCCAGCGTGGTGAGGGGGATGATTGATGCGGAGCGGATGGAGGAGCATCGGGACTGGTCGGACACGCCAGATGGTTTGCCAGCCGAGCGAGGCCCGATCGCTCCCGTTGGCTGCACAGATCACCCACTCTCACCTGATCCGGCATCCCACAGCCGTTTCAGCAAAAATCGCACACCTGTGCTTGACAGCATGGTGGCTGTGATGCATAGTGGGCTCACACCAGGGAGACACCATGAGCCGCAACAAGATGAACGCCAGCCTCAACAACCTCGCCACCCAGGCCAACCGCGCCTACATGTCCGGGAGCCGTCCGATGATGGACGTGCAGTTGCGATACCTTTACGAGTTGGCGTCGCAATGCGACGAACTCCACTACCGCGCCATTGCCAAGGAGGCACGGGCGATGGCGCGTGACCTCACTCTCTGCTTCGCGATGCCAGCCTACCGAGGCTACTGACAAGAGGCCCTACGGGGCCTCTCTTTTTTTGAGCGAGACAACATGCTGAAAAAAGAGACAGTTCACGTCGTCATCGGTTGCTCTTGCCACAAGCACTGGATCTGGTGCGACTGCAGTCCGCAACGCTGGTCCGTCGAGGTCGACTATGACGACCAGATCCATCGCGACGTGATCGCTGACGACGTCAGGCGCTTGCTTGGCGATGGCTTTGAGAAAGCCGTTGTCTGGATCTGACCAGTTCACATAATCCCGATACGGGGGGCCGGTGCTGGCTTGATCTCTTCACCAATGCTACCCTGCCCACGGTGTCGACGCACTAGCCCCCGGCGAGCAATTCCGCTTGACGGGGGGTTTTCTTTTGCGGCATTCTGCCCGTGGTCTGTCTCCCACATACCACGGCGATCCGATTGCAACCCGGTGAACCACCAACGACCCAGGCATTCCGTCTGGGTCGTTGTGTTTTTGTGCCAAGTCGTGGTATGGTGCTTGCGTGGTTTCCCCTCCTCGACCTGGTTCCGGTCGGGCGTCTGACCGGCTCCCGCTCAAGCGGTGGATGCGGGACGCCTCGGATCACATATTGCGAGTGCAGTACGGCAAGGCGGTAGGGAACCCTGACGTCGTCGGAGACCTGACGGAATCCGAACGCATGACGATTGTCGATGCCGACGGCAACCAACGCAACGCTGCAGCCAAGATGATCATAGAACTCACGATGGCGCCACATGCACGGTGGGAGCCTGAGGCACGCGGCACGTCATCGACTGGCGCCATGGGTGGCTCGTGGTCTCGCCCGTCCGTGGAGGACCTTGAGGAGCGTTTGGCGGCGATTGCTGAGGACGGAGATCGGTCCGCAATCCTCGCCATGCTCGCAGCGCTCGACCCAGCTCGCTATGGCCCGCCTGGTCGCGCATCGACTGGCGATGCGTCATCGGTGGACGTCGTCGATTTCACTCCCGTCATCAAGTGAATCGCACAAGCGCGTCGATGGGTGATCGACACCTGGCGGTGCTGGCCGATAGGGGCCCCGGCATCCGTGTGGTGTCCGGTGGCTACGGCTCGGGCAAGACGAGTCTAGGTGTCGCATGGATGGTCGACCTCGGATTGCGCCATGGCCAGCATGGCCCGATCCTCGGGACGGAGCCTAGCTATCCGATGGTCCGTGACGTCATGGAGCGCAGCACGATGCGCTACCTCGACGAGTGGCGCTTGCCCTACAGGCACTGGAAGAGCGACCATATTTTCGAGATCGGGCGCGCAAAGCGATTTGAATTCTGGTGTCGCTCCCTCGACAAGCCACGCGCTGTCGAGGGCATCAACGCCATTGGTCTGTGGGCCGATGAGTGGGAGCTCTGCGACACGGAAGCGCTC